GTCCCAGACGACGAAACAGGAGAGTGGCAGCGATGGAGCTATACAACGATTGAAGGCGGAAACGTCAGTAAGCACGAAGTTGAAGCAGCCCGCGCTCAACTTGATTCGCGCACGTTCCGCCAGGAATTCGAAGCGTCCTTTGAGAACTTAACTGGCCTAGTCGCCATCAGCTTTTCTGATGACAACATCTCAACAGAAGCCAAGGACATTTCTATCCAACCACTGCTGCTAGGCGTTGACTTCAACGTGGACCCCATGTCTGGCATCTGTGCAGTCAAGGACGCTGACACGCTTTACGTGTTTGACGAGATCATGCTTACAGGTGGAGCGACCACTTGGGACTTTGCGGATGAAGTAACACGTAGATACGGAGTGGATCGCAGAGTTATCGCGTGTCCTGACCCAACAGGCGGTGCAAGAAAGACAAGTGGTGTTGGCGTAACGGACCATGCAATCCTCAGACGCAGTGGTTTTACGGTTCAGAGTCCTAGATCGCCTTGGAAGATTAGAGACAAAATCACAGCGGTCAATACGGGTCTAATGGATGCTTCTGGAACACGCAGAGTCAAAATTCACCCAAGGTGTAAGGAGCTAATCAAGTCGTTACGGACGCTGACTTACGCCCCAGGCACTGGGCTTCCTAACAAAAATCTAGGAGTGGACCATGCGTTCGATGCTTTCGGGTATCT